ATGACCTCTATCCACGACCTCATTGCCAAGCACTGCCCCAATGGCGTGGAATATAAGAGTTTGTGGGAAGTCACTACAATAGTCAAAGGAGTTCAACTAAACAAAGATAAACTATTAGATGTGGGCTTATATCCCGTTATTAATGGAGGATTGAAACCATCGGGATATTGGAACGAATACAATTTTAAAGAAAATCTTATTACTATCAGTCAAGGTGGTGCCTCTGCGGGCAATGTGCAATTTCAACTTACCAAATTTTGGGCTGGAGCACATTTATTTGTAATTTCAGATTGCAATGAAAATATTAATTATAAATATTTATATTATGTTGTTAAAAACAATGAAAAAAAATTAATGAATTCCCAAGTTGGTGCGGGGATCCCAAGTTTAAATTTAAAGGATTTAAATAATATCAAAATCCCTATTCCACCCATAGAGGTGCAAGAAGAGATTGTAAAGATTTTAGACGCGCTCACTGAATTAACCACTGAATTAACCACTGAATTAACCTTGCGTAAAAAGCAATATGCCTACTATCGCGATAAGCTCTTAGACCTAGATACTCTCGCTCAAATGGGGGGGGGGGTATGAACTTGTGAGCTTAGGGGAAATTGGAAATTTTTATGGTGGCTTAAGTGGTAAATCAAAAAATGATTTTAAAGATGGAAATGCTAGATTTATCCCATACAATAATGTTTACGCTCATTTATCCATTGATTTTAACGAAACTGAAAGTGTCAAGATTGAAGCAGATGAAAACCAACGCGCACTAGAATATGGCGATGTGGTATTTACAGGCTCTTCAGAAACGCCCAATGAGTGTGGTATATCATCAGTAGTCACACAAAGACCTTGTGAAAAAATATATTTGAATAGCTTTTGTTTTATTCTTAGATTTCATAAACCGATTGTGACACTTCCAGAATTTACAAAATATTTATTTCGTTCCCATCATCTCAGAAAAGAAATTTGCAAAACAGCCCAAGGGGTCACAAGGTTTAATGTATCTAAAAACAAAATGGCTAAAATCAAAATCCCTATTCCACCCCTAGAGGTGCAAGAAGAGATTGTAGAAATCTTAGATAAATTCCATACACTCACCCACTCCCTCACTCAAGGTATCCCCCAAGAAATCACCTTGCGCCAAAAGCAATATGCCTATTATCGCGATACACTCTTAGACTTCAAAGAGCTAGCCCCCTAAAAACACAATCCACGAAAGGAACTCCATGCCCACTAAGCCCATCGTAGAAAACACAAATTACATTATCCTAGACCGCTATGACCCTATCCCCCAAAATACGAATCTTTATCAAAGCGAAGAAGCCTTAGAAAGGGAGTTTATCTCTGATCTCAAAAAGCAAGGCTATGAATACAGACCTGATATCAACAACCCCCAAGCGCTCCTAGAAAATCTCCGAGTCCAAATCAGTGCGTGCAATGATGTGGTGTTTAATGACACAGAGTGGCAGAAGTTTTTAGAAGAATATCTTGATAAGCCCAATGACAGCGAACAAGACAAGGCCTTTAAAGTCCATAATAGCGGGGGCTATCAGTTTGAGTTTGATGACAAGCAGCAAAAAAATATCCATCTCTTTGATAAGACAAATATCCACCGCAACAAACTCCAAGTCATCTCACAATTCACCCAAAAAGGCACGCAAACCAATCGTTATGATGTCACCATACTCATCAATGGCCTACCTCTTGTGCAAATCGAGCTCAAAAAAAGAGGAATCGCTATCAAAGAAGCGTTCAATCAGATCCATCGCTATACCAAAGAGAGTTTCAACGCCGAGCACTCACTTTTTAAATATTTGCAGATTTTTGTCATCTCCAATGGCACAGATAGCAGATATTTTGCCAACACCACTGATAGAAATAAAAATAGCTTTGATTTCACGATGAATTGGGCGCGTTCAGACAACACGCTCATCAAAGACCTCAAAGACTTCACAGCGACATTTTTTCAGAAAAATGCTCTCTTGAAGATTTTGTTTGATTATTGTGTCTTAAGAACTGAAGATGACAAACAGCAATTATGCATCATGCGCCCTTATCAGATAGCAGCGACTGAAAGGATCATCTGGAAAATCACAAGCTCTTATCACGCCAAACTCTGGGGCAAAAGAGAGGGCGGGGGATATATCTGGCATACCACAGGAAGTGGCAAAACTCTCACAAGCTACAAAGTAGCTACCCTTGCCTCTAGGCTTGATTTTATCGATAAAGTGCTCTTTGTTGTTGATAGAAAAGACCTCGATGCACAGACAATCAGAGAATACAAAAAATTCAATCCCGATAGTGTCAATGGCTCATCAAACACTTTAGAACTCAAAAAAAATCTAGAAAATGGAAACCAAAAAATCTGTGTGACAACGATCCAAAAGCTCAATAATCTCATCAAAAGCCCTGAAAACTTGTCAATTTACGACAAACAAGTGGTCTTGATTTTTGATGAAGCGCATCGCTCGCAGTTTGGTGAAGCACAGAAAAATATCCGTAAGAAATTCAAAAAATATTATCAATTCGGCTTCACTGGCACGCCCATTTTTACAGAAAACGCCTCGGGCTCTGAAACCACGCAAGATGTCTTTGGCACACAGCTGCACTCCTATGTCATCACAGACGCCATCAGAGATGAAAAAGTCCTCAAATTCAACGCTGATTATCATAATGTCAAGCCCAAGTTCAAGGATATGGAACAAGAACAAGATATCCAAAAGCTCACTGCACTTGAAAAAAGCAAAGACGCCCTCTTGTGCCCTGAGAGAATCAAAGAAATTTCTCGCTATATCCTCACGCATTTCCATCAAAAGACCCACCGCACCCAAAACACCTCCCAAGGCTTCAATGCCTTGTTTGCTGTCAGCAGTATCGAGGCTGCTAAGCTCTATTACACCACGCTCAAAGACTTGCAAAAAGATAGCCCACGCCCGCTAAAAATCGCGACAATTTTTTCCTTTGCTCCCAATGAAGACTTAGCCTATGGCAATGCGATGGTTCAAGGAGAGATTATTGATGAAAGTTTTGATACCACTGCTATTACGGGCAGCTCTAAAGAATTTTTAATCCAAGCTATCAATGACTACAATGCGCTTTTTAAGACTAATTACAGCATTGAATCCAAAGAATTCCAAAACTACTATGAAGACTTAGCTAAAAGAGTGCGTAAGGTCGAAGTGGATCTTTTGATTGTGGTGGGTATGTTTTTAACGGGGTTTGACGCTCCTAGACTCAATACTTTGTTTGTGGATAAAAACTTGCGCTATCACGGACTGATCCAAGCATATTCACGCACCAATCGAATCCATGCCGCCAAAACCTTTGGCAATATCGTGACTTTCAGAGATCTTGATAAGGCTACAGAAGAGGCGATCACTTTATTTGGCAAGGCCAAGACTAAAAATGTCATTTTAGAAAAAAGCTATGATGAATACATGCAAGGTTTCAATGACCTCCTCTCAGGCAAGAAAAACAAAGGCTATCTGGCTATTGTCAATGAACTCAAAGAAAAATTCCCCGATCCTCAAGATATCCAAACAGAAACAGAACAAGATAAAAAAGACTTTGTTGAGCTCTTTGGGCAATATCTGCAAGTGGAAAATATCTTGCAAAATTATGATAAATTTGGCGCACTCCTTGCCCTCCAAAAAATCGATACAAACGATCCAAAAGCCCTAGAAGCGCTTAAAAATCAATATTATTTAGAAGACAAAGACATTGCTGAGCTATCCCAAATCCCCGTGCTCCCCACACGCACCATACAAGACTACAAATCCACATATACCGACCTCAATGAGTGGCGCAAACGCCAAAACATTGGCGTAGAGCAAGAAAAATCCACCATCAATTGGGACGAGGTTGTCTTTGAAATCGAACTGCTTAAATCCCAAGAAATCAATCTGGACTATATCCTAGAGCTGATATTAGACATCAACCAAAACAAAGCCCGCGCTAAAGATAAAAATACTCTGATTCAAGAAGTGCGTAGCCTTGTGCGTTCTAGCCTAGAACACCGCGCTAAAGAGGATTTGATTGCAGAGTTTATCCAGCAAAACAACCTAGACACCATCAAAGACAAAACTGAAATCCTCAAGCAATTCTCTGAATTTGCTACAGTCAAACAAAAAGCCGAAACCAAGGAATTGATCCAAACAGAAGGTCTAGACCCACAAGAAGCAGAACACTATATCGGAATAGCAGTCAAACAAGGACATATAAGTGATAATGGCACAGACCTTGCAAAGATCATACCCACAAAAGGAAAGAATCGTTTATCAAAAGATATCCATATCAAAAAGCAAATCGTATTTGAGAAAATCAAAACGATTGTAGAGAAGTTTAAAGGGATTATTAGCTAAAGCCCATGGCACAAACTTGATATTTCAGTGATTTTTCACTAAAATAAGCCATTTTATCTATACTACACTTACCCCCATTTCTTAAAAATTCACTCACAATCAATTAGAGTCAATCACAATCAACCAAAATCAATTTATCCCACAATTAACGCATTTGTAGAGTATAATTTAAAATATTGAAATTGGTTATATTTTCACTCACAATCAATTAGAGTCAATCACAATCAACCAAAATTATTTTAAATTAGGGACAGATTAGGGACAGAAATGAAGCAAGCGAACAAGCAAAAAAGTGCAAAATATGAGGGTATCAGATACAAGGAGCTAAGCAATGGAGATATTTGTTACTATGCAAGATTTACAAAAGATGGCAAGCAAAGAGAATTAAAAATTGGGACAAAATCTAAAGGGTGGAGCGAAAAAAAGGCTTATCAAAAAAAAGCAGAGCTTGAAAAAGATGATGGCGATGGGGGCAATCAAAATACGAAATTCAAGGAGGTCATTGATAGATTTTTAGAGATTAAGAAATTGAGATTAAGAGAAAAGTCTTTTATAGAGTATCAAGGGATATTAAAAGATTTTGGAGCATTAGAGAACAAGACAATCAGCTCCATCACTCAAAGCGATATCAACAGCATTATTATTGAGCTATCAAAAAAACTCAAACCATCAACAATCAATATGAGAATAGCAATTTTGAAACAAATATTAAAGTTTTCTGAATTGGAGTTTGGGGCTAAAGTCAGAAATTTCAAAGAAATTAAAAATATCAAATCAGACAACAAGAGAGAGCGATTTTTAACCAAGGAAGAAATTTTATTACTCAAAGAATCGGTGAAAAACGACTATGATAATCTGCTGTTTGTGAATTTGGCACTCAGCACAGGAGCAAGGCTAGTAACGATACTCAACATCAAAAAGAAAGACATAGACCTAGAAAACAGAGCCATCGCACTCAGAGATTTTAAGAACTCATCATACTACAAGGGGTTTATCAACGATGAATCAGCTAATCTCATTTTAAAGAGATGGGGGGATCTAAATGATAATGATTCAATCATTAAAAAGAACAAATACACCCTGCAAGCGCATATCAGCGCTGTATTGAATAGGCTTTTTAACCAAGATAAGCCCGATAATAAGCATAAAGTGGTGATACACTCTCTCAGGCATACATTTGCTTCACATCTTGCAATTCAGGGCGTTTCTATACAGATTATACAAAAACTACTCAACCACAGGGATATTACAATGACAATGCGATACTCTCATTTAATGCCTAATAGTGGTAAAGACTATGTAATGAATCTTTGGAGTTGATGGCTTAGTTTGAAACTGAATTACCGATTAAAACAGATGATGTCTTGAATCTATAAAAGCCGATTAAAACGCAAGAAACAGATACTGAATTACCGATGAATTCAATGATTAAATCACCCATCAAATGCCGACAAATCACAACCCTAACCAAAAAATCTATCCAAGCACCACTGCACCAAATCTCAAGGGGGTGTTTTAATCTCTATATTTGACCCCAAAATGAGCCATTTTTAAATTCAAAGTTTTGTATGAAACTGCTCTTAGTTGTAGCCTTTAATGCACTAGAACTTGCATTAAAATAAATCACAAAATAGAGAGAGAAAAAACAAGCTAAAATCAAAGAAAGATTAAGGGATTGACTCAAGAGAAAACAACTACACATCAGGAGGGATATGGACTGACTCATTTGAGTTAGGGATAATTCTTAATACTTTGATGGATAATAATTCTTTAAGCTAGATTGTCTTAAGATTTGATACTGATTTGATTCAATGATTATCCCCCCCTTGTTTAGGTTCTTTCTATACCCCTCCCCCTATGATGGGGTTGCCCGCCCGTGGGAAAGGTAGAGTTGTGAGAAAAAAAAGGTGATTTCATTTTCATTTAAAAAAATAAAATTGAAAATCTATCTCAATCATTTTTAATCACAAGCCCAATCAATCCCAACTCCAACGCACTGCAATGGGGAATAGTAAGCGTTTAAAGGGCTTGTGAGAGTTTGTGCGATGGGGGAAGTGAAAGCGTGTCTGCAGAATTTGGCTCTTGACAAATCTAAAAAAAGTTATCTAAAAAATAAAAAAAATTTATATGATGTGAAGAATTTTGATAATTCATACTAGCCAAAAGCCCACGCATTACTACACTATCGCCCAAGATTCAAACCACGCGCTCCCATAACATCCCAATAACTCCCACAAAATATAAAATCTAAACCCACAGCCCTGATCCATCTACTCCTCTCTGTTATAAATCCCCACGCCCCAAGATTCAACGCCCCACCACATAAAGCCCATCAGACCCAACGATTCAACCCAAAAGCTCCCACACTACCCACGCATTGCCCCATTATCAGCCCCACGCATTACCCCATCAAAGACCAAGACTCAAAGCCACGCTCCCAAACCTCCTCACAACCCCACAAAATATAAAATCTAAACCCACAGCTCTGCTCCCTCTGCTATCAATCCACAACAACACCAAACGCCCCCCCACTCTGATAAGCTAAGCACCCCACCCCATAAAATATAGCTCCCCCCCACTAATCAAGCAATCACAACCACGCAACCCAAGCTCAAAACCCACGCCCACACAACCAAAGCCCACCAATAGAGCCCATAATCTGCCCCCCAAAAATCACGCCCATTTAAAAAAATAAAGATTTTTACCCCCAAAATCTACACAAAAAAACAAGAAAAGTAAATGAGAAAAAATTCACGCACAATCAATTACAATCAATCACAATCAACTAAAGGCATTTATAGCTAAATCCACGCCCATCAATCCCACAATCCCCCAAAATCCATATGTTACAATCGCCAAAAATATAGCAATAGGTAGGATTCAATGGATTTTAATCCAACGCACACCACGCAAAATATGCAAGATTTTAACCCCTCCCCATCACTGCAAATATTCAACCATCAAGACTTAGGGCAGGTCAGAGTCATAGGCGATATCAAGACCCCTTATTTCATAGCTTCAGATATAGCAAAGATACTAGGTTATAAAGATGCAGATGTGATGTGTCGGCGTTTGGAGGAATATGAAACTATAAAGCTTAAGGAAATATTAAAGACCTCCATAGGGGTTAAATTGCCCGATGGTGTGCGATATGATTCAATTTTATTAACTGAAAGTGGTCTGTATTCAGCAGTGCTTTGGTCTGAAAAGCCACAGGCTAAATCTTTTAAAAGATGGGTGACTTCTGAAGTATTGCCAAGTATTAGAAAAAATGGCTTTTATGCGCCTAATCAAACAATCCCCACAACTTATATCCAAGCCCTAGAATTAGCACTTTCTCAAGCCAAGCAAATCCAAGCCCTAGAGGTCAAAATCAGCAATGATAAGCCTTTAGTGGAGTTTGCCAACCAAATCAGCAATACAGATAATGCAATCTCTATAGGGGATTTTGCAAAGGTGCTTTTTGATGAGAATATCAAAATCGGTCAGAATAGGCTTTTTGAGTGGTTGAGAGAGAATAAATATTTATATAAAAACTATAGGAATAAGCCCTATCAGCGACATTTAGAGAGGGGGTATTTTAAAGTGATTGAGCAGATTTATCAGAGCACAGAGGGGAATAAAATCACGACAAAAACGCTCATCACAGGCAAAGGACAGCTCTATTTGACCCATAAAATCAAAGAAGATTTAAGAATCAAAGAGTGGGAAGATGAGGTGCATACTGCGTTTAGGAAATACAAGAATACGCAAGAGCGATTCAATGAATCAAGCAAAAGGGCAAGCCAAGCATTACAAGCATTAGAAGCAAGCCCAAAAGATAAAGCCAAAACAGGCAAAGGACAGCTCTATTTGACCCATAAAATCAAAGAAGATTTAAGAATCAAAGAGTGGGAAGATGAGGTGCATACTGCGTTTAGGAAATACAAGAATACGCAAGAGCGATTCAATGAATCAAGCAAAAGGGCAAGCCAAGCATTACAAGCATTAGAAGCAAGCCCAAAAGATAAAGCCAAAGCAAATATAAAGCAAGCAAGCACAAAGCAAGGCAGAAAATGACAAATAAAGAAAAAATAGCCCTCATTGATTCACACATTGAAGAGCTTTTGACCCAACCCATCACGCAATCAGGCATATTGAAATATAGCATTGATGGGGTGAGTATTGAAAAGACTAGCATTTTTGAGATGATTGAAGCCTTGCAAAAGCTTAAATCAAGCTTGCAAGCCCAAAACTCAAAGCTACCTCCTTATATTCAGGTGGTGCTATGAAGATAATGGGATTAGAGATTAAAAGAGCAGGGGTGAATAGCCTAAAGACAAAGACAAAATCAAGCATTGCTAAGGCTTTCAGCGCCCCTTTTGATTACTTCGCACCTAAAAAGGCATATGAACGCCAAATTATGGGCGTGCTAAGGAATATCAATCTTGATAGCTCTAGCTCTAAATTGCTCTTTTTTGCAAGAAATCTAGCTATCTCAAGCCCTCCGATTTATGGGTATTTGCAACTCATGGAGTCAGAGATTTATGGAGATAAGGGATTCACGCTTGATATTGACAGCACTGATGAGGTCTTAAATCATAAGATTGAGTCATTATGGGCACAATGGGGGAGTGTGTGTGATTTTGAGTGTGGGTATGATTTTAAAGACTTTGAGAGGTTTATATTGCTCCATTACCTAAGAGATGGAGAGTGTTTTATTTATCTGCAAGATACAAGAGATGGCTTAAGGCTTCGGATTATCCCCCCTGAATTTATCGATTATACCTATGATGATAATGACAAGATTAGAAAGGGCATAGAATTTGATGATAACAACCGACCTATTGCGTATTATGTCAATCAAAAGAATCAAAAAAGACTCAAATTAAGCGCAGAAAATGTCATACATTTAAAAAAAGTGTTCTATTCAGCCCAAGTCAGGGGCATCAGCCATATCACGCCTGTAATGCTAAAGGTTATGCAGTCTGATAAATACATTGAATCAGTAATCGCCCAAGCAAACATAGCCTCACGATTTTCGCTCATTGCCACGCCAAAGGATAATGAGGAGTTTGGAGGGGGTGTGGGAGATTTGGAAGAAGAGAGCCAAGACTCAGAGCCAAAGACCATAGAAATTGAAGATGGCAGAATTATCACGATGAACGATAATTACAAGATTGAGCCACTCAATATCAATCATAACCCCAATGTAGGGGATTTTATGATACACATTGACCGAATGATAGCAAGGGCTCTAGGTATCAGCTATGCAAGCTATACAGGCAATTTAGCAGAGGTCAATTTCTCCTCTTCACGCAGTGGGATTTTGCAAGAGAGGCGAGGGTTTAAGCGTATTCAGTTTTTGTTAGAACGCAAAATCCATCAGCCCATTTTTGAGAGATTTATCAAGAACGCCATTTTAAAAGGCGATATCACGCCCAAAGAAGCCGAACAAGCCCTAAAAAACGCAAGCTTTAAGAAACAAGGCTATGGACACATCGACCCACTCAAAGAAGTCAGCACGCAGAAAATGCAAATTGAGCTAGGGCTTAAAAGTATCAAAGAAATTATCGAAGAAGAGGGCGTTGAGCTAGGTGTGAGGGCTAAAAATATCAAAGATAGCAATGATATGCTCTTAGATGAACTCATCAGACTAAAGAGCATTTCAAGTGCTACATCTCTGAATTTGAGCTTAAATGATAATGACAACGATAAAGAGGAGAAATAATGTCAAAACTCAGCATTGAAGATATCAAGCAAAATATAAACTTTCTATACACACCCGACACAAAAGCCATCTCTGACCCCATAGACACAAAAAATATGACAATTTCATTTATTGCCCTCTCAGCCAATCCAACCATTAAAAGAGAGAGTATTTTTGGAGATTTTTATATCTCCATCGATACAGACAAGGTCGAATTCAACGCCCAAAAGCTCTATTTAGACCATACACCAAGCTTTAGCAACGCCATAGGAAATATCATCGAAACAAAAAAGGACTCTGAGGGTTTCAAGGTCAAAGTGAAGTTTTATGAAAATATACCCAACTCTAAAGAAGCCTTTGAAAGGTATCAAGCAGGGCTATCTGATAGCGTTTCAGTAGGATTTGGGGATACTGAGATTGTTGAGGTCGGTGAAATCGACCACCTCCCACACTACAAGATAACACAAGGTGAAATCATTGAGTTATCAGCAGTTTGGAGGGGGGCAGACCCTAGGGCTATTGTTTCAAAGTTTGCACAGGCTAAAAAAGAGCGTGCAGAAAAAGAAACTCAACAGAGGATTCAAGAGAATCCAAACAAAATAAAGGAACAAAAAATGGAACAAACAGAACAAAGCACACAAAATCAAGAAATCAAGGAGCAAAAGGCAATGCAAACCCAAATGCAAGCAAATAGAACTGATGAAGCAAGAGAAATCGCTCAGATGAGTGCGATTATGGGCTGTGAAAACTTAGGACTCCAAGCAATCGCTCAAGGTAAGAGTTATAAGGATTTTAGAGATGAATTGTATCAAAACGCCCAAAATCACACGCCTAGCTTTTCTATCAAGACTTCTAAGCAGACAGAGCCTAATTTTTCAATCGCAAATATCATCAAGGGCACATTTGGCGTTGAAAAGGAATATTTAAGTAGTAATGGGCGTTTCTCGGTGCCGAATAGCTTTTTTACCCAACTAGCAGATAATAAACCCTATGATGTTGGAGGTGATGATACAATAAAATCAACCATAGCAGGGGTTAAAAGCATTGAGCCTATCACTTATCGAGGGGATAAATTCATTGAATTAGTCAAGAATCAAAGCCCCATACTCTCTATGCTTGATTTAATGCCTGATTTAAATGGAGTCCAACAAATCCCAAGAGATGACACGACTTTTGATGCGTATTTTGTGGAAGAAGCTCAGAGTATCAAGGGGCAAATCCCTACATTTTCAGATATCAAGCTCACTCCCCATACTATCTATGCAAAGGTCAAAATCACACGCCAAATGGCAATGATGAGTCCTTTTGCCCTTGATACTTATATCATCAACAAAATCACACAAGCCATTAAATTCAAAGCCGAACAAGCCCTATTTTATGGCACAAGTCCGATAACAGGGATTTTTAATCTCACAGGCACAAATACAATCTCTGATTATCTCACCAAACCCACATATAAAGGGGCACTAGATTTTAAAGGCAAGCTTTGGAGCAATGATTATGACACTTCTAAATGTGCGTTTGTGTGCAACTCGCTTGATTATATCACGCTAGAGGGAACACCCAAATTTATCAATGAAACAAATATCACAGAAACCGAACGCACGCTCCTAGAAAATGGCAAGCTCGCAGGCTTTAATGTGATTATGAACAATATCATTGCTGATAAAAACATTGTGCTAGCTGATTTTTCTAATGTGATTATGGGGATTTGGAGCAATGGGCTAGAGGTCAGGTATATCGAAACAGAGGGGGGCATTAGCACCATTGAATGCTTTTATGATATTGATTTTGCCTATAAGCGTAATAATGCGTTTGTTATCAGTCAAAATCAAAATCCCAAGTCAAAACCTAGTAAATCATAAACAAGGGGAGCAATTCCCCTTTAAAAGGAGCAAAAATGCAATTTAAAGTCATCAATCCCACGCATATATTAGGCGATTACAGGCAAGCTGAGGAGGTCGTTACATTCCCCAAGGGCACAGATAGCACATATATCAAACGACTCATTAGAGATGGTGCGATTGAGAGGGATTTAAGCCCTTTAAGCCCAAAGGCTCAGGATTTAATCAAGCCCAAAAAGCAAAAAGAAAGCCAAAATGGGGCTAATGGGTCTAGTGAAGAGAAAAAAGAGAGTGCAGAAAATGTTACCCAATGAGCTATTAAACAAAGACATAGGGGCATTGCTAAATACAGGCAGAGTCTTTAAAAAAGATGATTTGAGCTTTAAGGGCAGTTTTAGGAGCAATGCACAAGTGATTTATGAAGATTCAAGCGTTGGATATCAGACTACACTTTTAATCCTCTCACACATCGCCCAAAATCTCAAGTTAAGGGACATTATCACAGACACCCACACCCAAAAGCAATACACAATCACGCAAAAAAAAGATGAATCCCAAGCCCTCACAAGGCTATTACTCCAAGAAGTCAAAGGGGTAAATCAAGGGGATAAGCAAGGGGCAAATCAATGAAAGAAGAGCTTTTGAAAAATATCCATCAAGCCATTAGTGATACAGAGATTTTTAATGCAGTGGATATTTTTGAAAGGCTAGGATATGAAGAAGCCCAAATGCCTATATGTGTGATTAAAGACATCAATGATTCTATCAGCGTGCATTCGAGTGGGAATTGGAAAGTGATAAGCACTATAGAGATTAACACACTTTATACAGAGGCTAATGAGGGCTTTAGTCTAGTGAATACTATTTTAAAAGCTCTCAATGGGCTAAGCAAATATAACTATATTTTAAATGTTGTTGAGGTCGCAAAAGACATAGAGTTTCTCCAAACGCCCATTTTTAAAGCCACAATCACGCTCAATGTGATGTATTTTACTCCAAGTTGGGAGCTATAAATGCAATTACCAAGCTTTTTAATCCCACTAGATGTATCGCTAGAAAAAAATATCATTTTAGAGAGATTCAAAGAAAGCTACCCTGATTATGCCCCCCTAATCGGTGATGATTTGGGCGTTTTGATGGATTGTTTTGTGTATCGATTGAATCGATATATCAATTATATCAACTATACCATTGCTAATAATTATTTAGAGTTTTCAAGTGGGGAATATTTGGATTCTTTAGTGGGGCTTGCAGGACTGAAGCGATTTTTAGGAACGCCTTTTATCGCACAGCTAAAAATCAAGACAACCCAACCCATCACACTGCCTAAGGGAACAAAATTTAAAGACAACAAAGCCCATAATGCCTATTTGAGTCAAGATGAAAGCATTGATGGGGAGGGGATTGTGAGTGTGGAGCTAGAAGATGGCTTGCGTGATGATTTTGAAACTATAAGCCTTGAAATCCCTCATATTTATATCTCAAGCATTGAGAAGCTCACGCCTTTCACGCAAGAAAAAGCCCCCGAGAGTGATACGGACTTAAAAAAGCGATTCTTAGCCTACCTAGCAACTCCATCAACTGCAGGCAATTATAAAAGCTATGAATACTTTAGCTCCATACCCCAAATCACTCAAAGCAAGATTATCCATAGGGGATTGGGCGAGGTTGAGGTGATTTATTCTCCCAAAACAGCCGATGCCCTAGAGAAATTAAAAGAGTCATTGCAAGATAAAATCCCACTAACTGACCAAGTCTATTACACACAAGCCACAGAGATACCCATTGACTTAACCATCACACTAACTATCAAAGACAACTCCCAAAACACCCAAATCATACAATCAGTCAATGACAATATCAGGGGGCTTTTTGCAAGCTTAGGGATTGGAGAAAATATCACAGAATCAAAGATTATCGCAGGCTCTTTTGTGGATACGCTGATAGTAAATATCAGTGTCAATGGACTCAAAGAAGCCACGCCCAAAGGGATTTTAAAGCTAGAAAATCTATCAATTCTCACCCAAACCCAACAAACCAAAAATACAGAAAATATGGGAGAAAACAATGCCTAGTTATCTGCCATCTCATTATCCTAAGCATATCAGAGCCTTAGAGTCTATCATTGGAGAGATAATCTCTGAAAGGCTTGATTTAGACAATGTATATTTTTATGATACAAGCCACGCTAAAAATCAAGAGGTATTAGCTCTCATTAGCAGAACTTTTGATTTAAATATCGCCCATTTACCCCTAGAGTTGCAAAAAGAATACTTAAAAGCACCAATGATAGCCAAACGCACGCTAGGCACGCAAGAGGGCATAAGAGAAGCATTGAGTGAGTATGAGAATATCAAAATCCAAACCAAAAGAGAAGACAAGAAATTAAAAGAGTTTGAATTTTCTTTGCAAGTGGAATTAAAGGGGGATTTCAACGCCCAAGCACTCAAAGACATAACGAGTATTGTCAATGATAAAAAGCCCTTAAGAGATAATTTTAAAGGGCTAGATTTAAGCACGCCACCATTTGGAGTGCAGATACCTTTAAAAATGGGCGTTCAATGGAGCTTATAAAGGACACACAATGCTAAAAATCCAAACACAAATATCTGACCAATCCAAAAATGAGATTTTAGAACTCATCAAATCCCAAAGCACACAAGCCTTTTTTATTGGGAGCCTAGAAAGTGATTTTGATATCCATAGTGTGCTAAGCCCCCTAGAGTATGAGAGCTTAAAAGAGCATATCATTTTTAGTATCGATGTGAGGAGTGCGTTTTATGATGAATTGGGGAATTTGTGCTTTGAGATTTTATTACCCTATGAAACAAGCTATGCAGAGCCAATAGAAGCGATAGCTATAGGGAGTGCTACAAATAAGAGCCTATATTGCATTGCGCTCACGCCTAAAATTCAAAAACTAGAGGGCGTGGGAGGGAATTTTGTATTCAAGACAGATTTAAAAGGCGAGAGTGCTGAGATGGTGTTTAAGACTGATCATTATATTTCAGAAGCAGAATTGCAGAATTTTAATGCGTTTTTGGAGTTTGTGCGCTCTGATTTGAAAAAAGAAACCATCGATAAAATCAACATTGCCCTAAAGCCCATTGAAAAATTCAATCAATCCTTACAAGAAATCGAGCGAAAAACCACCTTGCAAGCTTTAAATGACTACCTAGATAATGCCTTAATGCTTGCAAGAAAAGAGCGAGAAAAGAGGGATAAAATCGGCAAGAAAGATTATTTTTATCGCTCATATCTCCCTAGCACGCATATCAAACTTAACCAAATACTCAAGGCTGCAGACTATCCATTGCTATGGTTTTATAGTATCCAAGCAAGGGGCAATGATGGGGGCGTGTATTTTAGATTGCCTCAAGATGGGCTTTATTCAAAAGGCACACGCAATACTGATGAGGTCGGAAAATTAAGCCTTGAGGGCTTGCCAAATATCATAGGGACATTTATCGCGCAACATCAAGGCATATCAGGGGCTTTTTATACATATGGTGGCAGTGGTGTGGGGTTTTTTAATGGTGGTGGGGGCGTGACTGCAGGGTTTGATGCAAGTAGGATTAATCCCATCTATGGACAAGCAGAGGGCGTTGAGGTGAGCCATATAGCCTATTTGGAGGGCGTGTTTGCTGATACTCCCCTATCTCAAGCCACCATAGAAGCCATAGAGCCTACCATTGGAGCCTTTAGAACAGAGATACAAAAAGAAATCACACAAGGAGCTAATTAATGGACACACAAGAAGAAAACAACACAATCAACCCAAATCAAGAGATTATCAATAAAATCGATGAGTTAAAAGCATTAAAACAAGCAGAGATAAAAGAAAACGCCAAAACGCTAGAACTCTACACAATCGCACTCAAAAAAGACCTAGAGATTCTAGCAAGCAATATCAAAAGCGACACACTCAAAAAGCAGATTAGGCTATGCAAAAAGGTCAATGCTTATCGGCAGATTATGATTCAAGAAGTCTATGTAAATACAGATGGGGAGATTGTCAAATATGGAGATTTACTCAGCTCAGGAGGGACAGCCACTACTTCAGGATGTAATCGCCAAGGTTTAGGGGGATTTAATCGTGTATGTTTGCCTGCAAATGTAGAGATTTCAGAGGTTGTGGGAGGACACGCTAATTTTTTTGCTATTCAAAAAGACAGCCCCAATCTTTGGGTTTGGGGGAATAATTCTCAAGGTTGCCTAGGCTTAGGACACACAAACGCCACGCCTATACCTCAAAAGGTTACATTTAGAGCAAAAATCAAGCAAGTCTGCTCAAAAAGCTATTCAAGCTCCTATCAATTTGCCACGATTTTACTTTCTGATGGGAGCGTTTGGAGTGCAGGATACAATGCATATGGGAGCTTAGGTATTGGGAATACGATTGATTCAAATAAATTCATAATGATACAAAGCTTAAATGATGTTGATGAGATTTTTGGAGGGAATAATTACATTTCAGGGGTGTTTGCACGCAAAGGCTCTGAACTTTGGGCGTGGGGTTGGAACGGGAATTATTGCCTAGGTTTAGGACACAACACAAATCAGCTCACGCCTGCAAAGCTAGCATTAAAAGAGGTCATAGAAGTCTATCATAGCACAAGGGATTCTAGTGGTTGGAAAGCTACGACTTGGTTTAAGGTCGCTCAGGGCAAATGGGGCGATGGGGGCAAGACAGATTTTTATTTTGTTGGCTTTAATGGCTCTTGTGAATCCACTAAGGCTATCAGCGCTGATTATACAACGCCTTTTAAGGCTTATATAAATTTTGATTATAACGATAGAATCGTAGGCAATGCCCCCTATGGGACAATGTATATAGCCACAAGAGATGGAACTTGGAATTGGGGCTATGCTGAGTATGGCGTTGGGAACACAAGAGCAGGCACAAGTCTGCAAACTCAAAAAGATGTTTCAAATGTCTTTGATTCTATTGAAGCGACTGAATATACCTATTTTATGGCGTGTGCTAAGAGGGGCGATACGCTCTATACCCACGGCTATAACAATTGGAGCTTAGGCAATGGGAACAATGACAACCAAAGGCAATGGCTAGCAATCCCCACGCCCAATGGGATTATTGATTATGCTATTGCGAGCGTGTATGAAAGTGAAAGAGCACTCATTGCTACAGATGGCACAACGCTATATGCGTGTGGAGCAGTTTATAACAACAACATAGACTACACCACCCCCACATTACAACCCCAAAAACTACCCATAGGAGCTAAATAATGCATACTTATAAACTACCCATCGCCCAAATCCAAAGCGTGCAAGGCAATTTTAAGAGCCTTTATAGTGATAGTGATTTTGTGTATATCCAATCAGACACTGAACTCAACGACCCATTTATCCAAACACAAATCCCTGAGCCTTATATCCAAGCACTCTCACAAGCCCTAGAGTCTAAAAAAACAGAGAAGAAAAATCAAATGAATATTTTCTGCGCTAAAGAGATAGAAAAATGCAATTCAAACGCCCTAGGTGAAGAATATATCTATGACTTAGGACTCACAGACCAAATCAATATCCTAGCTTTAGTGGTTAGTGGTAATGGTGGGAGTGTGCGCGCTGCAAAAGCCACTGACCCCCTTGATAAATCCAATATCTCCCATACAAAAGAAGAGCTCTCAAAGCTCTATGAGGATATGCAAACGCATAAAAATGCCTTGCTTGCTAAATGTGGCAAGCTCAAAGACAAGATTCAAGAAGCCAATACTGAAGATGAGGTGCGTGCAATAGCTTGGGAAGAAAAAGAAGAACAAACACCAACACCCCAAACGCCACTGCCACAGCCACAACCAAGCGAACCCATCAATGCTAAAGACTCACTAAAGGCTAAGCAATGAGTGCGTGGGATTATTTTAAAACATACTTTTTTGTGATTATCATCGGTATTTTTGTGGGAATTCTCTATACACTCAGAGCTATCAGAGAAGAGCCAATCAACACACAAAGTAAGGCGATTTGGTTTATTGTCTATGGTGTAGGTAGCTCAATGCTTGTTACTTGGATAGCTTTTGAGGTTGCCATATTTTATGGCATACCCACCTCGCTAGCTTGTGCTTTAGGAGGGGGGATTGGATTTGTGGGGGCTGAGACAATCGCAAGGCTACTCATCAAGGTATTCAAGTCAAAAATGGGTATCGATGACAAAGGAGGCAAATAATGACAAAAAAAACAACACAGAGCAAAATCCCTCTTGAGCTTATCAATGCGATTAAAAACCACGAGGGATATTCAAGAAATGTCTATATGGACACAATGGGAATAGAAACTATCGGATATGGCAGAAATATCAAAGCCCACCCTTTGAGTGAGGAAGAAAAGAAAATGATAGAACACAACTATGGCGAATACAGCAAGGAAGAAGCAGAGAAATGGCTCATAGAGCATTTAGAGGAATTATATGATGCACTCACTCAATTCAGATGGTTTCATAAGCTAGACTCCACAAGGCAGGGCATTATCTTAGATATGGCTTATAATCTAGGTATCCCGCGCTTGCTGCTATTTAAAAAAATGATTCTAGCACTCAATTCAGGGGATTATGCCAACGCAAGCTATGAAATGCTCAATTCTGGGTGGGCTATGCAGACCAAACGCAGAGCAAAATATCTATCTGAACTCATGCGAACGCATAAAGAGCCAAAAGAGCCAACATATCTAGCCACGCAAAATATCAAAGACAAGGGGGCGTAAATGTTTGATTTATCCAAGGCTTATTTAGGTGTGGGGATTTTAGTCATTATCGGCAGTATATGGGTGGGCGTGGAGCTGTATATCCATTATCGAATCAAGCTAGGAGTCCAAGCCCTAGAAGCTAAAATTGCCCTCCAAAATCAAAATCAAGCCATACAATCTAAGGCTATAGACACAAAACGCTACACACAAGCCACGCCAAAAATCGAAGAAAAAATTATCACAAAATACAAAATCATCAAGCAAAAAGACCCAAGCTGTCAAGCCCAAATGCAGGAGGTTAAAAATGCGTTGGATATTTACTTTAGGGGCAATAATGCTATGTAATAGTGCTTGTGCGCGCCATTATGAGTATGTGTATATCCCCACAAAATGCGATATCAAACCACGCCAAGCCCCTATGCAGAGTGGAGATATTTTGCAAGATTTAAAGGCAGTCTTAGTCTATACAGAGCTATTGAAAAGTGATTTAGATTTTTGCAGGGGGGAAGAGTGAGTGATAAAACAAGATGGGCTAAAAAACCCATCAAAGGTGATGAGGCAGACCAAAAAAAAACCCAATCCCATATGAGGATTGGGTTTAACCTACGCATAAGGTCATATTTTTTGAAACGCCCAAACTCTCATCAAAAGTTGGGTATGGTCATTATAAACACTTTGACAGAACAAGTCAATAAAATCCATCAAATCCACAAAGGAGAACACAATGAGCGCAAAATTTGGAATCAACATTGAAGTCAGTAGCAAGGCTACTCAGAGCTATACCATCAACAACACACGCACGCTTGCCATAGTTGGAGATGATAGCAAAAGCGAAAATATCGGCTTGAAATATTACCCAAGCATTAAAGAAGCCCTAGGGGCAGTGGGCGAGGGGAGCGTGAAGGATACATTGCTAGATTTGCAAGCAACAGGCATAGAAACCACCCTAATACTCTCAAGCTTTACCAAAGACACCACAGGCACAGATGATACCCAAAGGCACAACAACGATATCAAGCAAGCATTAGGGGCGATCGATGGGCTTTTAAACGCAGAATCTATCACAGGCTATAAGCCCAAGTTTATCCTAGCCACACTTTATAACAACGATAAGGGCGTTTGGGAAAAGCTAAAAACCATAGGCGATAAGCTAGGCGCTGTTTATACCATTGAAGTCAATGAGACAAAAGAAGAGAAAATCAAAGAGGCTATCAAAGACTTTCAAGCCAAAAGAGCCATTATCACTTATCAAAAAGTCAATCGCATAGACAATGTCATCAGACCTCTAGGAGCTTTTATCTTGGCTAGTTATATCAAAGTAATGGCTAGCACAGAATATGGCTTTGCACAGACTTTTTCTAATCGGCTCATCAGTGGGATTATAGCCATCACTGACCCCATAGAGTTTATATCAGGTGAGGATTGTGTCGCTGATAGGTTGAGGGCTTTAGGCGTGAGTTTGGTGATTGTAGATAATGGCTTGAGGGCGTGGGGAGGAGAAAACAGAGATAGTGAATTTAGCTCTTTGCATTCTGTCGTTATTTTTGACACCATCATAGAAACAATCGCTAAAAGCCAAAAAGAAGCCATAGATAAGCAGGTCGCTGATGTGTTAAAGCAAGTTGTCGATGACCTCGAAGCCTTTTATAGAAAAATGGTCGCAAATAATGTCATTATCGGCTTTGAAGTGAGCGTGCCACAAGATATGAATACAAATGAGAGCATAGCTGAGGGCAAAATATATATCAAGCACCAAACCCAAGAAATGCCTTTAATCAAAAATATCACTAACAGAATTTATAAAGTTGATAGCTATGGGGCAGAACTTATTAAGGAACTGAATTAAGCCCTCTAAAAAACGGGTTGATGAACGACATAGTCGGAATAACCCTAGCTTTAGGAACGAAAGGGGTTTTCAATCCCTAGAGTGGTCTTAGGATTTGCAAAAATCCCAATTAAATCAATATGAAAAGGATAAACAATGTTTCAAGGACTCAACGCACAAGCCATCACAGGGGGAAATGTCTTTATCAATGGTATAGGGAGAATTGGCGTATTAAAATCTGTCGAACTCCCTACTTTAGAGAGAGATGTTATCGAACAAAAT